GAAAAAACTAAATCTGATCCACACGGTCAACGTGGTTATGCCGGTTCAATCTGGTGGAAAGGTGTGATGATTGAAAACAACCAATGGATGGCTTTAGGCTATACCGGCGTTAAATCACTTTAATTAATATCTGCGCCAAGTTAACTCTTGGCGCACTCCTCAGAGGATTTTGAAATGGCTGAAAATACAACTTATGTAGTGACCAGTAAAACAAACGATGAAGATTCACAACTTGATACTTTCATTCGTTTATCATTTGACGCAACAACTATTGTTGCAGCGGATTATGTTGAATTAGATATTGGCTGTAAACCACGTTACGTTTGCGTAGAAAACTTTACTGACCTTTCTAAATTTGAATGGTTCGAAGGTGTTACTGTTACCGTATCTGCGGGTTCATTTGTTGCAAATACAGTTTATACAATTGCGACTATTGGCTCAACTGATTATGTTGCAATTGGCGCACCGTCTAATACTGTTGGTGTAACATTTACAGCAACAGGTGTGGGCGCAGGTAGCGGCACAGCGGTAACTAATGATAACGTATGTATCAAAACCGTTGCTGCGGGTACTCGTACCTTAGTCACTGCTAACTCAATTTTAGTTCGTGATCGCACAGTTCAATTATCACAAAATGCAACTACTGCGATGATTTTGGCAAGTAAAAACTTGTCGGTTCGCGTATCGGGTTAAGTGTTATTGGCAGTGTGTCTTTTAGGCACACTGCTATTTTTTAGTTTATTGGAGTTTAATCATGGCAATTCAAAAAGAATTACATACAGAAGAAGTACGCGGCAGAGCAAAACCTACCATTAATTTAGAAGATAGTCTTGTTGATATTCGTGACAACGAAGAAATCATTGTTGAAACAAGCGGTATTGATTTAGATTATCTTGACGAACTTCAGTTTATGGAAGAAAAAGTTACTATTCGTATTGAGCCTTCAGCAGATAGATATGCGCCTCGTTTTGTTGACGTAGCTGTTAATGGTCGCATCGAATGGCTTGAAGTGGGAAAACCTATTGGTGTTGCTCGTAAATATATCGAAGTTTTGGCAAGAGCAAAATCAGATACTTTCATTACTATTGCGCCTAATACTAATGATGAAAATCCTGTGAATTTGATTTCTCGCAACACATCACAAAAATATCCATTCAGTGTGATTAAAGACCCTAATCCACGTGGATACCAATGGTTGACGACTGTATTGTCACAATAATTTATTAACCGTACTGGAATTAAACCATGACATTTCTTGAACTCGCTAATCGCCTTTTATCTGAAGCAGATATTTCTGGTGCAGGATTAATCACAACGGCAAATCAACAGGGTGAGTACAAACAAGCTGTTGATTACATCAATACTGCGTATGCAGATATTCAACTACAACACGCCAATTGGGATTTCCTACGGGGAGATATGTCATTTAATACCATTATCGGTGTAAATAATTATTCTGAAACGGGTATCAGTTTGCTAGATTTAAGTGAATGGTCGCCCGAAACTATGCGCATCTATTTAACAGCGAATGGAATTGTCAGCGAGCAATATCTCATTCCTGTTGAATGGGATGAGTTTAGAGATTTATTCATGTTTGGGAATGCGCGTATTCAAACCGGATTCCCAACACATTTTACTATAAAACCTGCGGATAATTCGCTTACGTTTTATCCTATACCAGACAATGTTTACACGGTAGAAGGCGAGTATTATAAAAATCCTTCTGTCTTAGTAAACGATACCGACACGCCAATTTTCCAATCTCGCTTTCACATGATTGTGGTTTGGCGAGCATTGATGTATTTTGCAACACAACTCAATGCCCAAGAACTTTACGCCATCGGTAATATTGAATATCGTAAATTACTCTTTAAACTTGAACAGTTTAATTGCCCTGTACCCACTGCTTCGGAAGAACTCGCATGAGAATGAACGCGCTACCTAATGTTAAAACCATGACGCAATACTCGCGTTTTGCCGGTGGTCTTGATTTGGTATCGCCACCTCTTACTATTGATGCGGGTAAATGTATTTCAATTAATAACTATGAGTGCAATGCACTGGGTGGTTATCGTCGCATTGATGGATACGAGCGTTTTGACGGCAGACCTTCTCCTAGCGCTCAGAGTTACTACTACTGCCCTTGCACGTTCTCAGCGGCAGTCACAGTAGGTCAAACAATTACAGGCGCTACAAGCGCGGCTACAGGTAAAGTATTACAGGTTGAATCCACTTATCTCATTATCGATAGAGTGACGGGAACATTTGTTCTTGAGAACTTTAAAGTCGGTGGTGTTGTAAAAGGCGCTTTAACTATCCTGCCTTCCAAAGACGGACATCCTACAGGTATTGGTCATGCCACTGCACTTGGCTTAGTAGCAGATGATTATCGTGCCGATATTACTGCTGTAACTGGTAGCGGGGTGCTTCGCGGTGTCTGTATGTACAAAGGCATTGCTTATGCGTTTCGTGATAACGCGGCAGGAACAGCAGTCGATATTTGGAAATCAACTTCCACTGGATGGCAACAAATTACACTGTTCAAATCACTGCCTTTTAAAAGCTGTACGGTAGATGTGCTTGATGGTGTGGTTATTAATCAAAAGAACTCTGGCGCAACAGCGACTGTTAAGCGACAAGTAATTGAAACTTCTCAAAGTTTAGATGATTTAGAAGCTACTAGTGACACCACTATAGTGATGGGATTAGGTTCACATACGTTTACCATTCAAACGGGGAAAGCCTATGTCGCGGGGCAAGCAATATTAGTTATTGCGACTGCGTCACCAACCAACTATATGGAAGGTACGGTAACTTCGTACTCTACTAATAAAATTGTCATTAATATTACAAATAAAGTAGGATCGGGAACTTACGCATTATGGCGATTACATTCCGATCCAATTAATATTCGCAGTGACACTGGTCGCTTTATTGTCACAAGTGTCACCGGCACATGGACAAGTAATGTAGCGGATACAATACGAGTGGGTATTATTGATATCGCTGTTGTTGATAATCCCAGTGGAAATCCTGTTACTCAAATTAGCATTCTACAAGGTGGTAATTATCAGTTTGTTCAACATAACTTTTTAGCTAATTCCGATTCTAAAAAGTTATATGGATGCGATGCTCTCAATCGTGCCTTTGAGTTTGACGGTGACGTGTATATTCCTATTAGAACTCAAGTCACTATTGACGCTCCGACCACTATTGCAGCGGTTAACGGTCAACTTGCCTTATCTTATTTTGGAGCAGTTGTATTTTCAGCGGTTGGTAATCCCCATGATTTTAGAACGACTAGTCTAGGATTTGCAGACATACATGAATTTGGTGATACTATTACTGGCATGAGTCCGATTGTTGGTGGGGTTCTTGCTGTTGCGTGTCGAGATAGTTTTTGGCAAGTATCCGTTGATGCTCAAACAGGTAATTACAAAGCGGAACTAATCTCTCCAGATATTGGTGCAATTCATTATGGCTTAATGAATCTTGGCGCACTTTATTCATTTGATGATAAAGGGATTATCCGCATTGTTCCTTCTTATGTATTCGGTGGCTTTGAACACGATACTATTAGCCGAGCCATTCAACCCGTTATTGATCGTTTTCGAGAAAAGATTGTCGCTACTGCGGTTTATAAAAGCAAAAACCAAGTTAGGTTTTATGCAAATGACGGTACGGGTATTATTATGACAATGACTTCGGGCGTAACGCAAACAGGCGCTGCGACCACTGGTCATGACTTTTCTCAATTCACCTATCCCATCAATGTTAGTTATGCTTGGAGTGGTGAGGATGCGAGTGGGCGAGATATCGTTTTACTTGGTGATGAAGACGGTTATGTTTATGTTGCTAATACCGGATCATCTTTTGACGGTCAGCCTATTCAAGCCTATATCAGAACAGCGTTTAATAATGTAAAATCACCCTCAGCAATCAAGCGATTTAGAAAAATTGAAGTTGAACTTTCAACCGTTGGTTATTCGTATATTCGCTTTAATCCAGATTTCTCTTATGCCGATCCATCTATTGCCACGCATCTTCTTAAATATGAAGAACTGCAAGGCGCAGGGGGTTATTGGGATGAAGCAATATGGAATGAATTTTACTATGATGGAAAGATAGTTTCTCAACCAGAAATCCGCATACAAGGAAGTGGGACAAACATTGGTCTAGTCGTTTTCTCTAATTCGGCTATTGATTTAGGACATAACTTATCGGGCATTGTACTTCACTACACGCCTAGAAAACTAAATAGATAACAGGAAAAAGAAAATGGCAAAAAAGCGCTTAGAACCAGTAACCTCTCAACCTACGTTGCCACCAGCCCAGCTTGCTAATTTAGGCGGAACAGGAAACTCTTTTTTAGAAAGGGACGCAACTAATCTGGGTTATCAAGGTGACTTGACAGATACAGCAGCTATGCAGAGTTTTATAACCGCTGCTAATCAAGCTAATGCTAATGCTAATGTAACTAAACCGTCTGCGGATACCCTTGCTAATTTAGGTGGAACAGGAACTGCTAAAGTTGCGGATACAGGGACGGTCATTGATAACACTAAACTTAATACGCAAGGTGGCGGAAGTGCATTGGCTACAGGCGATGCAAGTGCGTTAGGCACAAGTGATATTAATAAAATTCCAACAACAGGTGGAAGTGCGTTATCTACAGGTGATGTTAATAAAATGTCAACTTCCCCTGCTGCGACAAGTCCTCCCAGTACAATAAATACAGGAAGCATTCCTGCTCTTACTACGGCTGATTTAACTAATTGGTACAATACTCAACCAAAGGGCATTACTGCGGATCAATTAAAAACAGCATTGGAAGGACAGCAAACTGCTTTGAGCGGTCAAAATACAGAGTTTTTGAAAAACTGGAATAGCAGTGCCGATGCGCTTAAAACTAATATCCTTAGTGGTGTTGATACCAAAAATCAAGCATTTGGCACACAAGCAACACAAGGGTTTATGGATGCCTTTAAGAATTTCCAAATACCCACTAACCAGCAAACTGGTGTTAACTTAGGTAATTATAATGATAATCGAAATGCCGCTGCTGACCAATGGTGGTCACAATATGTTACAGGACGGAGATAATTAAATGGCAACTATAGAAGAAATAGCAGCGGGGTTGCGGTCTGGAACACCTGTACAAAAACCAACTACGGCAACGCAAACTTTTGATCCAAAGTATATTAATACCTATGGGGATTTAATTAAAAATACTACCGATCCCAATTTGGTAAGTAAATTAACTACTTATGGGCAAGTTACTGACGCTTATGGGAATCCGTTATTTGACCAGAATGTGTTTTCGGCAGTTAACTCTCCAGATAAAAAGATAGCAAACCCTGCAAATAAAGCTATTCAAACTACTCTCGGTACTTGGGCAGATGAAGTGCTTCAAAAAGATACTCTTGATCCTATAACAGGACAACCTATCAATTGGAATAATGTAGGTGGAACATCTGGTAAACAGTATCAAGCAGCTAAAACTGCATTGATGAACAATCCTGCAAACAATGTTCGATGGGCAACGCAACAAACACAAGCACAGACTATTGCACAAAAAGCAATTGATGATGCTAAGACTGCACAAGACTTGCAAATTGCTAAAGATGCTAAAGCAACTGCTGATGCGGCTGCGGATGCAGCTACTGAAAAGACAGCTATTGAGCAAGATACTGCCAATCAATTAGCGCAACAAACTGCTAATGATTTAAAATTAAAAAATACCACTGCGCCACTTGATGCTAAAAAACTTGGCGGTGGATTTGATGTTAATGGTAATCCTATAAATAGTACAGTTACATCTGGCATCACTCAAGATATGATTGATAAAGGGATGCTCAATGTTGCCAAAGTAGGTGCGCCAACTACCGTTGTCAATCCAAATTCAGCGGCTGATGTTACCAAGATGGTAGACGCTGCTAAAGCCGCTGAGGTTAATGTAACTCCCGATTCAATGGTATCTAATCAGCTATCTGGATTACTTGCTAAAAACAATCCCTATATCCAGCAAGCTGTTAATGCGGCTAATCTACAAGCATCGCGTAGAGGTATGCTCAATACAGGCGCTGCTGCTGGATTTGCTCAAGACGCAGCGATTAAAGCCGCTTTACCGATTGCGCAACAAGACGCATTGGCTAGACAAAAAGCCAATGAAGCTAACGCAGCGGCTCAAAATCAATTGCTCAATACTGGGCTTGGTCTTAAAGCCACCAGTATGGATAGACAGGCTCAGAACGATATTCAAGTTCAGAATTGGAATGCCGCTAATAAAATTGCAGTAGATACCACTAATACTCAAGCCATCAACGCGGCTACTAATTTGTTTACTACCGCAATGCTTAACAATTTAAATGACTTATCCAAATCAAATGTTGAAAATGCTCAAGAATTAAATCGCTTAATTACTAGCGGTAATATTACCATTGCTGCTAAAGCATCTGACGCAGTTATTGCACAATTAGCATCTAAACAAACACTTGAAAATGATAAGCAATTAGCTATATTCAACAATAGTTTAAAGATGGTTAACGATCAGATTGCTGCGGATGTTCAACGTGCAAGAGATGCGTTTATTGGCGATTTGGATATGACAAAGCAAGCTAATTTGGCAGTTGATACATTGACGGCTCAATATAATGATACTATTCAAAAATATAATTTGACAGCCGATATGAATGCGTCAACTAAAGCATCGCTTGGAAACGTAGCGAGTATGCAATATTTATCAGATGTTAAAGATGTTTATAATCGGTATAGTGCAACAGCTAGTATTGTTAATACAAATGCTGGTAAAACGGCAACATCATTAGTTTCCCCACCAACCAAATAATTAGTAGGTATTTATTATGACAATATCAGCGGATGAACAATTGCGACAACTACAGGCTCAAGCCGCAAGTCGTCAACAAACAAGTTCACTTGGTCAATATCAAAAGCAATTGGAAACTAGACCTTCAATGTCACAGGGAATGCTTAATATTCCTCAGCGTGAAATGCCTATTTATTCTGAAAAAGATTTTTCATATTTCAAAACGGCTCAACCTCAACAACCCGAAAGCGGTGGCATGAGCGTAATGTGTACTTTAATGTGTGAATATGGCTATCTTGAAGATGATGTATTTGACGCTGATACTTTATTTGGGCATTTGATCGCAACTACTCATCCAGAAATCCTCATCGGCTATCATGCGTGGGCAAAACCGCTAACTGAATTCTTGCGTAATAATGCGATTTATATCCCGTTATTTGCCTATATTGTTCAAGCATGGGCATATGAAATGGCAGAGCAATTTGGCATTGTAAAAAATCGCAGTACATTTAAACGATTAGTTGGTAAAATAGTGATGAATGTAGGTAAGCCAATTTGTGGGTTTATCGGAACAGTAATTTCATCATCACAAGGAAACTATGAGTATCACCGGACTTAACGTACAAGCACATCACTTTATTGGCGGAGTCTATGCCAAAGAAGTGATTATTGACGATGGCTTTGAAGTTCAGCAACACGCTCATACCTTTGACCACATGAGTGTTCTTGTTGAAGGATGCGCTATAGTTTGGCAAGGTGATACTCAAGAAACCTATTTTGCCCCTGCTGTGATTGAAATTAAAGCCGGTATTGAGCATAGCGTTCAAGCGGTTAACGGTAGAGTGGTTTGGCTATGTATCCATGGTACAGATACTTGTGATGCAGAAAATATAGATGACGTGCTTATCGGAAAACCTAATATGGTTAATACCGGTATTCATGTTGATGTATCGGCTATCAATAAATTTATTTCTGATAATGATTATTTATGGAATAAATTTAAACAACGTACTGAATCGTCTAAATCGCCACATAGAGAAGTTGACGATATCTGGGTTCGCTATAATGATATTAAAAATTATAATCCATCGAACCCTTTAGCATTTCATAATGAACACGATAGCGTTTTCTATATTAACGATCAGAAATTTAAAGATGAAATTGCTAAGATTAACCGTGTAATTTGTGAAAAACACAATATCCATAAAACAGAATTTGGTGGTATTTTAATTACTCGTATTCCTGCCGGTAAACAAGTCTATCGTCATAACGATGCGCATAGCTGGCATGCAGAATACTATAAAGATAAATATTTAATCCCTTTAGAATCCAATGATAAACAATCTTTTAACTACGAAGGACAATCTATTATTACTCCTGTGGGGGATATATTTAGTTTTAATAACCTCGTTGACCATTGGGTGTTAAATGATTCGGATTCACCACGGGTTAGTTTAATAATTTGTATGCGCCATAACGCATAATTACGCTACACATAACGTCGAGATGACGTAAGGACAAAAGATGAGTACCTTTAACCCACCGGCTGATATTGCTCAGATTACTCTAGCAAAATCCTCAGACGTTAACGCTGTTAAGGCGGCTACGGCAATTGCATTTGGATTACTTCCAAGTGAAACCAAACTTCAACGTGGTACAGTCAATTTCGCTGTAGACACCGGTACAGCGAATGCCTATGTGGTAGCACTAGACAGTTCCATAACAAGTTACACCGATGGTCTACAAGTCGTATTCAGACCTCTTAATGACAATACGGGCAGTGCCACTATCAATTTAAATAGTCTTGGCGCAAAGTCCATTAGACTTACCGATAGTGAAGCAATTCAAGCAGGGGATATTAGCGCTGGAGGGATAATTGAGGTTCGCTACAGCACTTCAACAGGATTTTTCCATTTAACGCCAAACTCGGCTATTTACGCTCATGATGCAGGGGTATCGGCAACAGCCGCAGCGGCAAGCGCATCAACGGCATCTACTCAAGCGAGTAACGCATCTACTAGTGCAACTAATGCGGCAAGTAGCGCATCGGCAGCAAGCACGTCGGCATCTAACGCATCTACATCTGCCACTAATGCGGCAAGTAGTGCTTCAACAGCAACAACACAAGCTGGTATTGCAACAACACAAGCTGGTTTAGCAACTACTAATGGCGCGGCTCAAGTTGCTCTTGCCACCACACAAGCGGGTATTGCAACAACACAAGCATCTAACGCATCGGCTTCTGCTTCAACTGCAACAACACAAGCGGGTATTGCCACAACACAGGCAGGTATTGCAACTACGCAAGCAACTAACGCATCGACTTCAGCATCAACGGCAAGTACACAGGCAACTAATGCGGCTAATAGTGCATCAACTGCAACAACTAAAGCAAGTGAAGCATCAACTTCTGCTACTAACGCTGCGACATCGGCATCTAACGCATCAACTTCGGCATCAACTGCTAGTACGCAAGCATCTAATGCATCCACCTCAGCTACTAATGCGGCAAGTAGTGCAACAGCGGCATCGGGTAGTGCTTCAACTGCGACAACACAAGCGGGTATTGCAACAACACAAGCATCTAACGCTGCGACAAGTGCATCAACTGCAACAACACAAGCATCTAACGCATCGACTTCAGCCACTAATGCTGCGAGTAGTGCAACCGCAGCAGCGGCAAGTTATGACTCGTTTGATGATCGTTATCTTGGTGCAAAATCAAGTAATCCAACGGTAGATAATGACGGAAATGCTTTGCTTACTGGTGCGCTATATTGGAATACAACAAGCAGTGAAATGCGTGTTTATAGTGGTAGTGCATGGATAACTTCTTACTTACCTGCATCGGGATATTTAGCGTTAACTGGCGGTACGATGACGGGTGCAATTACGTTTGCGGCTGGGCAAACTATTGCTAATTTAGCATCTGGCAGCGCAGGTACAATTCCATACCAAACAGCATCGGGTACAACCGCTATGCTCGCTGTGGGCACATTAGGTCAAGTATTAACTTCTGCTGGTGCGGCTGCACCTACATGGTCTACACCTGCGGCTGCTACAAAAACCATCTCAAACAAAACTGGCGCATACACAGTAGTAGCAGGTGACTTAGGTAAAATCATCAACTGCACTAGCGGTACATTTACCGTTAGCTTAACTGCCGCTGCGTCATTAGGTGCGGGATTCACTTGTACTATTTGGAATCAAAATAGTGGCGGTTCAATTACAACTATTACAATCGATCCAAACGCTTCTGAAACAATTGGCAGCAAGGGTACATGGACGCTTAGAAACGGTGAAGGGGTTGATATTGTCTGCAACGGCACAAACTGGGAAATATCGTATGAACGGTGTAACGGTGGTTTCTCTGTAAACCAAGACGCATCTGGTCATAACCCTGCATCTGCTGCTGGTAATGGTGCTGTGGCTATGGGGTGGGATGCGTCTGCTGGTGGTATAAATTCAGTTGGTATTAAAGCCAACGCATCAAGTGAGTATTCAGTGGCAATCGGTTTTAATGCGGTAATGTCCGGTGGATACGGTATTGCGCTTGGCTACACCGCTTCTGCTACAGGTAGTGCTGGTATTGCTATTGGTGTAGGTACAACAGCTGGAGCAGCCGAATCGGTTGCTATAGGTAGAAATTCTGGTTATCAAGGCTCAGTCACCGCAACAGGCGCAGGCGCAATGGCACTAGGTGGCTCGTATGCATCCGGTACAGATAGTTTCGCTGCGGCTATTGCGAATAATACAAGTAGCTATGGGGCGACTGGAGCGAATAGTGTGGCGATTGGGCAACAAGCAAAAGCTAGTGGAGCTAATGCAACTGCAATAGGTCAAAGTGCTACCGCTGTAAGTGTTAATTCTTTTGCAATGGGTACAAGTGCTGCCGCTAACGGAAATAGTGCTGCTGCCATTGGAAAGACAGCGTATGCTACAGGACTTGGCACAACCGCTGTAGGCTACCAAGCTGCTGCTGATGGAAATAATGATTATTCTTCTGCTTTTGGGTTTAATGCCAAATCTACTGGATACGCCTCAACAGCTCTAAGCAACTCATACGCATCTGGTACAGACAGTTTTGCTGCGGCTATTGGTAATAATACGAGTAGCTATGGGGCGACTGGGGCGAATTGTGTTGCATTTGGGCAAAACGCAAAAGCAACTTTAGGTGGTGTTGCTATCTATTATAACGCTCTTTCCTCAAATTATGACGCAATAGCGATAGGTAATGGTGCAACTGCATCTGGAGATAGTGCCTACGCTATAGGTAAGGCTGCTACAGCTTCGGGAGTTAGCTCTTGGGCGACTCAATATGGCACAGCTTCCGCATTAGCATCCGTTACTTTTGGTGGAGTATCGGCGCAAATAGGGAAATATTCTTTTGCTAACGGGTATAATTTTTCTAGTGGTTCAGTTCAAGCAGGTAAAATAGTTCTTTATGCAGCAACCACAACCACAACCTCTGTAGCATTAACGTCTGATGGTGGCGCTGCGTCAACTAATAATCAACTTATCGTAGCATCCGGTCAAGCGATGGCAATTCAAGGTACGTTGATAGCTAAGCAATCTGGTAGCGGTAATATGGCGGCTTATAACATTACAGGCGCGGTTTCAAATAATGGTGGAACAATGGCTGTTACAGGACTTGCTTTAACGCTTATCGGCTCAGACTCTATTACGCTTGGTGCATCGCCAACCATTGCAGTAGATAATACAAACAAAGGTATAACAATTACATCGGGATATAAATCTGCAACAACTATAAAATGGGTTGCAACATTAAATACCAGTGAAGTAAAAAGTTAATCTCTTTTAACAACAAAACAGGAAACAACAATGGCAATTCAAATTGATTTACAAACAAGCAACTTTGGCATTCCTTTTGCTGGTGCTTATTTTCGTATCGTTACATCGTCTATTAGTCGTCAACGCAATTCACAATTTTCAGTGATGATTGACGTGGTAGGTTACGCACAAAAACCAACTAACGATGACACTAAAGACATTGATTTCAGACGCTATCATACACCATTAGCTGACGTAGAAGCACAAGCAGGGTTAACCTTCCTAGAAAAATCTTATAACTGGGTAGCATCACAAGCCGATATGGCTGGCGCGGTAGCGGTGTAAACCATGCCGAATGAAGCCTGTCGCCTTGCTAAAGTAGAGCAACGAATTGAGAACCTCGAAGAAATATTTGAAGATCGGGGTAAAAAACTTGATTCAATAATCGCTACTCTTGAAGAAATGAAAAACGAACAAACGCGCTATAAAGGTTTCATTGGCGGTATTGTCTTCACCATTGGAGCATTATTTTCGTTTATTGCTTGGTGGACGAGTAAATAATGGAATTTTTACAGTTTGCAACCGATGTAGGTTTTCCTATAGCCGCTGCCTGTGTCGGTATGTACTTTGTATTTCTGACGATTAAATTTTTGCTTGATAGTGTACTTGAAAAGATTAAAAGCCTTATCGGCATTATTAAGCAACTTGATAAGCGTGTTACCGCTATGTCAGAGGATATTGTAAAAATAGATGTATTGATGACAGAAACGCTTGATATGCCAATTGAAAAGGAAAAAGTGGCGCGTTTTAATAATCCCCAAGAAAAGAGAATTGATTAATGGATGTTGACGCATTAGCTAAATATATCAACCAGTATGGATTCCCTATTATTGCATCAAGTAGCATGGGTTATATTGTCTATTTTGTGTGGATATGGGTAACAACGATTGTTAAGCCAATCCTTACTGAAACCACTGACGCGCTGATTGAATTAATCGACCAAATACGCCTGCTTGATAACGACATGATACGCTTAACACAAAAATTAATTACGGTACTTTCTATGAGATCACGAAAATGAATATTGGCAATAAAGGTTTACGTTTAATTAAAGAATTTGAAGGGTGTAAACTGACTGCTTATAAATGCCCTGCGGGTGTATGGACTATTGGTATTGGCTCAACGCGATATTCGGATGGGAGCGCAGTTAAAC